TCGTAGCGCCCGTGCCGGAAAGGATTTGGCGCACGTCAAGCCGCTAGCTCGCGGCGGGTCTAACGAAGACGGTGTTCGCTTGATGTCGCCAAGCAAAAACCGTGCCGAAGGCGGTCGTATGAGCCGTCCACCTAAAAAATAAGCTAATGGAAATTATTGATAATAAAGCGCTTTTATTGCGCGTAAAAAATCCTGCACGCATTCTTGCTGCGGTGCCAGATGCTGTGTCAGTTGATGAGTATACTGTAGCAGTGCGCTGGGCTCTACCGCAGGCGCAAGCTTTGCGGCAGCTTAATATTTTAGCGCCATCGCCTATAGAAAAAAATTATACGTGGCCGGGGCGGTTTCAGCCTATGGCCCATCAACGCGCCACTGCGGCATTCTTTACGCTGCACAAAAGATGTTTTTGTTTCAATGAAGTAGGGACGGGCAAAAGTGCTAGTGCTATTTGGGCTGCCGATTATTTACTTTCTATTGGTGCTATCAAAAGAGTTCTAATTATATGCCCTGTGTCTGTTATGGACGCAGCATGGCGAAATGAGTTGTTTTCTGTGGCTATGCATCGCACTTTCGATGTAGCTTACGGAACTGCCGAAAAGCGTAAAAAAATAATTGAAAGCGGAGTTCAGTTTGTAATTATCAATTATGACGGAGTGGCTATAGTTAAAAAAGAAATCATTGATGGTGGTTTTGATTTGGTGATTGTCGATGAAGCGTCTCACTACTCTAATAAAAACACAGCTCGTTGGAAAGCTCTAAAAAGCATACTGAAGCCTGATACGTGGTTGTGGATGCTGACCGGCACACCGGTGGCACAGAGCCCCGTGCAAGCCTACGGTCTTGCAAAGCTAGTCAATCCTAATGCTGTCCCTTCTACGTTTACTGCTTTCCGCGATATGGTGATGTATAAAATTACTAATTTCAAGTGGGGAGTTAGAGAAAACGCAGTTGAAACTGTTCACAGGGTGCTACAGCCTGCTATTCGTTTTTCTAAATCTGATTGTCTCGAATTGCCAGACATGGTTTATGTCCGGCGCGATGTGCCGTTGACAAAGCAACAAAAATTCTACTATGATAAATTGCGTAAGCAAGCACTACTCGAAGTGAATGGCGAAAGTGTAACTGCGGCTAATGCTGCTGTAATTATGAACAAGCTAATACAAATTGCTTGTGGTTCAGTTTATACTGACGATGATAATATTCTTGAGTTTGACATTTCTAATAGATACAATACTCTTATTGAAGTTCTTCAAGAAGCGACCAAAAAAGTTTTAGTATTTGTGCCTTTTAGGCACACTATTAAACTAATCCATAAAAAACTACTAACTGATGGCTACACTTGTGATTTTATTAGTGGGGAAGTATCTGCGTCTGAACGCACAAAAATTTTTCATAGCTTTCAAAATGAACCCAATCCCCGTGTGCTAATTATTCAACCTCAAACCGCAGCACATGGAGTTACACTAACCGCTGCCGATACCATCGTATGGTGGGGTCCAGTGCCGTCTCTGGAAATCTACTCTCAAGCCAACGCAAGGGTGCACCGCAAAGGGCAGACCAACCGCTGCACCGTGTTTCAACTTGTCGGCGCGTCTGTAGAAAAACGTGTCTACGACCTTCTAGACAAAAAAATTGATATACACACCCAAATCATCGAGCTATACAAGAAAGAGCTTGACTAACCTGCTTAAATGTGCTAAACATGGCTTAATAAGGGAGAGAGAGCCATGGACCCGACCAAGCTTATCAAAACTTACTTGAAGATCAGAGACGCCAAGGCGGCTCTGGTTGCGGAGTTCACGGAAAAGGAAAAGAAGCTTGACGCCGATATGGCTGTTATCAAAGCGGCTCTTTTGGATTACTGCAAAGAACAAAACGTCGATAGTGTTCGCACTACAGCTGGTTTGGTGTATCGTACTGTTAAAACTCGCTATTGGACTAGCGATTGGCAGTCAATGTATAATTTCGTTTTGGAGAACAAAGTTCCTGAATTCTTTGAAAAACGTCTCAATCAGAGCGTAGTAAAATCCTATCTTGAAGATAACCCTGACAAAATGCCACCCGGTTTGAATGTGGATTCAGAATATACAGTTGTTGTGAGAAGAACATGAAATCACAAACTAAATACGTAAAGACAGCTGATGTAGCTGCCTATTTCGACATTTCAGAGGGCACTGTCCTAGCCCTGTGCAAACAGGGAAAGATACCTAGCGATTGTTATATAAAAATGGACAGGGGATATAGATTTGATTTGGAAAGTGTCGAAAGAGCACTCAGAGGGCAGCACAAAAAATGGTCTAGCAGCAGTGAAAGAGAAAAACTTGACGATAGTCAACTAGAGTTTAACTTCGATGGTGATAACTGAGGAGAGAGACATGAGCAACGTGGAAGTCTTTACGGGTAATTCGCTAGTCAGCCCGGAACTGTTCAAGAGCTTGATGGACTTGAACAGAAAAATGGCTGGTTCTTCGGGCGGTAATCGACGGATCAGCATCCGTGGTGGCCGTTTCCGAATGATGGTCGGTGGCGAACAAGTATTGGTAAATAACAGTGGCGAACTTAACGTGGTAATCGTAAACGCCGCCGGTCTTGCTCGGACTTATTATGAAGGCAACTACGATCCCGATAATCCGGTTCCGCCCGTCTGCTGGTCAAATGACACCCGCGTTCCTGCACCTGAGGTGCCTGAGGAAAACCGTAAGGCAGCACGGTGTGCAGATTGCGAAATGAACATCAAGGGTTCCGGGCAGGGCGATACTCGCGCGTGCCGATTTTCGCAGCGGCTGGCGGTTGTGCTTGAGGGCGACCTTGAGACCGTCTACCAACTGCAAGTGCCTGCGGCATCCATTTTTGGTGAAGCCAAGGGTAACAATATGGGCTTGCAGGCTTACGTGAGGTTCCTGACGGCTCACAATACTCCGGTCATTGCAGTTGTAACGAAACTGCGGTTTGACGAAAACTCGGATGCGCCTAAATTGTATTTCAGCGCTGTTCGACCGCTTGATGAAAACGAACTGCGAATTGTGCTTAAGCAGCGTGAAAGTGAAGACGCGCTGAAGGCTATCACTATGACAGTTGCGCAAGTCGATAATGTGAAGCCTGTTGAGAAACCAAAATCCGATACAACCAAATCGGCGCTGAAACCAGCGCCTAAGCGTGTTGAAGTCGAACCTGACGACGATGAAATTTCAGAACCCACAAAAGTCGAAAAGGTCAAGCCTTCGACCGGTAAAGTTGTTTCCAATCTCAAGGATGTGCTGTCCGCGTGGGATGATGATTGATCTCTGACCCTATGGGGCTCCGGGCTCCCGGAGCCCCTTTTTGTTTGGGGTGGACCGTGGATAGACTTGACTTTTTTCGTGCTGTTCTTAGTGATACTGGGTATTATTGCTTGTTCGCCGCTAAAAAAGATCGGCGAAAGACTAAGTTTTATGTTACTCTAGAACAGCTATCTTATGATGCGGATCAATTTGACGCTTATGGATATGATGTTTATTTTGCGCTAGCAACTTTCAAAACTGGAGAAAACAGAAAAGCAGAGAATGCTAAACAATTAAAATCTTTATTCTTGGATTTGGATTGTGGGAAGGATAAACATTATCAAAATCAAATTGATGCTATAAACGACCTAAAAAGGTTTACTGTAAGTTTGGGCTTACCGAAACCCATCCTTGTCAATAGTGGTGGGGGTGTTCACGTCTATTGGCCGCTGGTTGAGCCGGTGGACGTTACTGAGTGGCTGCCGGTAGCTGAGGCTCTCAAGCGCGCCTGCGCTGCAATGGGCTTGCACGCTGACGCTGTAGCTACAGCGGATGCCGCGCGTGTTCTTCGTGTTCCGGGGTCTAGAAATTTCAAACGGGATATTCCTACACAGGTAGAAATACTTAGTGATGGTGGTTATCAGCTTACTCTAGCTGATATATCTCAAAAACTTGTAGAGTATAAAACAAAAAATAATACGGCAGATATTGGACATGGCTTATCCGTAGCCGATGATCCAGTAATGCAGCGACTGATTAGCAATCGTTCGTTTTCTATACATAAAATTTTAGAAAAAACAGCGCGCGGTCGCGGATGCGCTCAATTAAATTTTGCTGTAACTGAACAGGATAAAGTATCGGAACCGCTATGGCGGGCTGCACTATCTATTGCTAAATTTTGTGTTGAAGGTAGGAGCGCGGCACATCGTATTTCGCGTGGACATCCCGAATATGACATTACCGAAACTAATGCTAAATTTGATGGCATCAAAGCTCCATACACATGTGCAACAATAGATAGTATAAGACCGGGTGTTTGTAATGAATGCCCAAATTGGAATAAAATAAAATCACCAATTTTATTGGGCGCAATGATAGAAGAAGATACAAACAATGTCACGCATCATGATATTGAAAATGAGGGCGATGAAGATATAACCGAAGTAAAACAACATGATATTGAAAATGAGGGCGATGAAGATATAACCGAAGTAAAACAAAATGTAGCTACATATCACATTAATGGCAATAATATTATTCCCCCTCTACCCTTTCCATATTTTCGTGGAAAAAATGGGGGTATTTATATTAGACAAAAAAATGAAGATGGGGACACGGATGAAATCTGTATTTATATAAATGATTTGTATTATACACGTCGTGTAGTAGACCCCGAATACGGGGAATGCATTATTGGTCGGCTAAATTTGCCGAATGACGGCACGCGCGAGTTTGTTGTTCCACTAGTCGCGTCTACTTCAAAAGAA